ACAAAGAATTAGCAAAGAAATACAATGCTAAGCTTATGTACATTGTAAAGGTTATCGACAGAGAAAATGAATCAGATGGTGTAAAATTCTGGAGATTCAATCATGACTACAGAAAAGAAGGTATCTATGACAAAATCATAGGTGTTGTAAATGCGATTAAGAAAGACATCACACATGCTGACACTGGTCGTGACCTTGTGTTGACTATCAACAGAAATCAAAACAATGTGCCAGTAGTATCTGCTGTTGCTTCTTTGGACCCATCTCCACTTTCTGAAGATGCTGCACAATCAGCTGAATGGTTGGCAGATGCAAGAACATGGGAAGACGTGTATTCAGTAAGAACTTATGACTACTTGGAAATCATCGTTAAAGGTGGTACTCCAGTATGGGATAAGGAAAAGAAAGGTTTTGTTGACAAAGCATCTTTGACTGAAACTGAAGCAACCAATCAATTGGATGATGAATTGACATTAGGTGTTGAAAATGTAAAAGCTAACGTAAAAGCTGCTACAACTACAACTCCAGTTGCGACTACAACTACTGAAGAAGAAGGCGATGACCTCCCATTTTAGAATGGAAGTAAATTAAACAAAGAAAGGTGAGAAATCGCCTTTTTTTGTGCTAGAAATAACAAAAAAAGTAAAATATTTATGAGAAATGGCTAAGAAACCAACAAAACAACCGATTGAAAAAAAAGAATTTGACCTAGAAGACTTTAAAAAAACACAAGGTCTTGATTTCACGGTTAAAGAAAAAGAATTAGCATGGATTCCACTTTCAGAAGCGTTCCATGATGCTGTTAAAGTACCAGGAATTCCAATTGGGTATTTTACAAGTTTTAGAGGATATTCAAATACTGGTAAGTCAACTGCAATTTATGAAGGTGTTGCTGGGTGTCAAAAAATAGGTATTTTACCTATTATCTATGAAACAGAAGGTAATTGGAATTGGAATCATGCAAAAAATATTGGTGTAGAGTTTGAAGAATATGTTGATGAAGAAACAGGTGAAGTAAATTATCGTGGTAACTTTATATTCTTACAAGGTGCAGACTTAGTTAGAATGTATGCATGTTATGACCACCAACACAGTAAAATGGGTACCAAACCATTAAGATATGAGCCAGTTGTTGAAGATATTTCATTTCATATGCATACAATATTAGATGCACAACAAGAAGGTAAGTTACCAAGAAACGTTTGTTTTTTCTGGGACTCAGTAGGTTCAATAAATTGTTTTAAGGGTTCTGTTTCAAAAACCACAAACAATCAATGGACAGCTGGTGCTTTGGCAACATGTTTTAAATCACTTATCAACTATCGTATCCCAGCGTCAAGAAGAGAAGATTCTGATTATACAGCTACTTTTGCAGTTGTTCAACAAATTTGGTTGGATAACGAAAACAAAGTTATCAAACACAAAGGCGGTGAAGCGTTCTTTTATTCACCAAGACTTATATTCCATTTTGGTGGTATATTGACACACAGTACTGAAAAACTTAAAGCTACTTTGGGTGGCGAAGAATTTCAGTTCGGTGTTGAAACCAGAATCAGATGTGAAAAGAACCAAGTGAATGGTATTGAGCAAAAAGGAAAAATTGCTTCTACACCACACGGTTATTGGAACCCAGATAAAATCAATGACTACAAAGAAGAACACAAAGATTTTATCAAAGCACATCTAAACACTGAATATGATGATTTCATTATTGAAAAAGAAGAAATTGGTATGAGCAGAGAAGATATGATGGCTTAACCTATTGTTTAACCCTTTAAACGTGAATACGTGAACAAACGACCACCTCGTAATGGTGAGATATTAATCAAACAACAAAACACACTTTTGGTAGACGGAAATGCCCTATTTAAGGTAGGGTATTTCGGTGCCAAAAACGAATATAACCATCATGGACAACACATAGGTGGGTTGTATTCTTTTCTAACTATACTTCGTAAGATTCTAACTGAAGATTTATATCACAGAGTTTATGTATTCTGGGATGGTAACTTTAGTGGAAAGCTACGCTACGAAATCTACGAACCATACAAAAGTGGTCGTGGTAAAAACTACATCACTGGCACCCAACCAGACGACCTTGACGAATTAAAGCAACGTAAGATGGTTTGGGATTATTTAAGCGAAATGTACGTAAGACAACTCAAGCATGAGGTCATTGAAAGTGATGACTTTATAGCTTGCTATTGTCAAAACAAAAAAGATAACGAAAAAATTACGATTGTATCTACTGACCGTGATTTTTTACAGCTGTTATCCAAAGACATACGAATTTATTTCTTGGATTTAAAAGAATATGTTGATTTATCCAATTATTCTTCGTACTTTTGCTTTAATCAAGGAAACTCTGTGCTAATGAAAACCATGATTGGTGATACCAGCGATAGCATCAAAGGTATAAAAGGTTTAGGTGAATCAACTTTGATATCACTGTTCCCAGAGTTAAAAGAAAGAAAAGTAACCTTAAATGAAATTATAGAAGATGCGAAAAAACAACAATTAGAACGAATTGAAAACAAAAAGAAACCTCTTAAGATATTGGATAATATCATAAACAAGGTTACTGATGGTGTACAAAAAGAAAAGATTTATGAAATCAACGAACAACTTGTAAACCTAAGCAAACCAATGGTCACCGAAGATGGACTAAGAGAGTTAAAACATTTGATGGAAGGCACCCTTGACTCATCGGGTAGAGAGCTTAAAAATGTTTTTGGTATGATGAAAAGAGATGGGTTAGACAGGACACTTGGAGAGACAAGATTCAACGATTTCTTGATACCATTCAAGAAACTTATCGACAGAGAAAATATTTTTTAACAAATCAAACAAACAAAAATGACAAACACTACGTCAAACAAACCAACAACATTTGAACCAAAAAAAATCGAAGAACAACGTTTTGAGTTCATATTGTACATCAACAACAAAATCATTTGTCAACGATATTTTAATATCCGTGACTTCAATGAAGATTCCGTTTCATCCTTGGAAATGAAAGAATTAATGGATTCTATTTGTGGAATGAACAACGGCCAATATGGTGAAATGGGTATCATACCCAAACACTTAAAAAACAAGGCGATTGATTATTTATGGGCATATTATAACCCATATAATACCAATACAGACCAAAATCCAAGAAATATTTTTGAGCGAATTGACGATTTTCAGTTCGAAATAAAAATAGACAAGAAAATGGTGGCAAAATCAATGTTTTCTGGCAATTTCTTCCCACCAAAGGTTAGATATGCTGTTGACATCAAAGAAATTATCCCATCAATTATGGGCGAAATTCGCTACTTTTTAAGCCAAAATAAATATACAAAAGTGGTAGCCTAACCTACCACTTTTAGATATTTATAATAACACGTGTTTTTAAATGAATATTATTAAATGACAAAAATAAACAAAGATAACTTAGGGTATTTAGGTGATGATTATCAAATAAGATTGATGGCACAACTTTTAACGGATTCTCGTTTCGCCAACTCGATTATTGATATCATAGACCCTAACTATTTTTTTGACCCTTATATGAGGGTTATAGCTGCGGTAATCAAAGATGCCCACCAAAAAGATGATATAGTCCCAGATATGGGTAGTATCGAATTTAGGCTATTGGAAGACGTTAAAGATGAAGTACAACAAAAATTTGTAATAAAACAGCTTTCAAAGATTAAAAACGCTAGCTTGCATGACACTTTAAAAGTGCAAGATATTGCGATGAAGTTCTGTAAACAACAAGAACTAAAAAAATCCATAAAACAAATCCAAAAAATCATTGATACTGGTGATATCGAAAGATATGACGAGTGCGAAGAAATCTTGAAAAAAGCCATGGAACATGGTGATAACAAAGATGATGGTATGGATGTTTTTGATAACATCAAAGATGTGTTGATTGATGATTTTAGAAGACCAATCAGAACTGGTATAAACGGTTTGGATGAATACATGGATGGTGGTTTATCCAAAGGTGAATTGGGGGTTATATTAGCACCTTTTGGTGTTGGTAAAACAACCATGATTACCAAACTAGCGAACACCGCTATGAATGATGGTTATAAAGTTTTACAAATATTTTTTGAAGATAACCCAAAGGTTATTCAAAGAAAACACTTGGCTTGTTGGACTGGTATTGAGTTGAACAATTTATCTATACACAAAGATGAAGTGATTGATTTGTGTCGTGATAAACAAATCAAATCAAAAGAAGGCAAGGGACTTATCAAGTTGAAAAAATTCCCTAGCGATGGTACTACTATTCCTATGATTAGACAGTACATTAGAAAGCTTATAGCACAAGGTTTCAGACCAGATATGGTATTGTTGGATTATATTGATGTTATCCAACCTTCAAAGAATTTCGATGACGTGTATGCTGGTGAAGGCAATGTAATGAGACAATTCGAATCAATGCTTGTTGAATTCGACCTAGTTGGTTGGACAGCTGTACAAGGTAATAGAAGTTCAATTGGTGCCAACGTAGTTGAAGCAAACCAAATGGGTGGTTCTATCAAGAAAGGACAAATAGGACACTTTATTGTATCTATCGCAAAAACCCTTGACCAAAAAGAAAATGGAACGGCTACCATGGCTATTCTTAAATCACGTTTTGGTAAAGATGGTGTTGTGTTTGAAGATATTACTTTCGATAACGCAAAGGTTCAAATTGATATGGGTCAAAGCAAAGGTGCTAGAACTAGAACTGAATTCAAACAAGACACGAAAGAAGCTGAACAACTTAGAGTCAACACTGTTCTAGATTCTATGAAGACTAGGAGAGAAGCACTTAACGGTGTTCAACCAAACAATTAAAAAATAAACAAAAACAATGTATTTAAAAAACAAAACATTAACAAAACGTTATTCAATTTTCCCAATCATCAACGATGATTTGTGGCAAATGTACAAAAAAGCTGAATCTCAAACTTGGGTTGCTGAAGAAATCGACTTGAGCAAAGATAAGTTCGATGACCTCAAAGATAATGAAAAAATTTATCTAAAAAACATCTTGGCTTTTTTCGCTATTTCTGATGGTTTGGTAATTGATAACTTAGCCACAAACTTTTTAAATGAAGTGGAGTTGCTTGAAGCACAATATTTCTACGGCCACCAAACCTTTATCGAACAAGTTCATGCCAACGGTTATTCATTATTGATTGATACCTACATCAAAAACTTGCATGAAAAAGATGAACTTTTTAACTCAATGGAAACCAATCAAGCGGTTGCCAAGAAAGCTGAATGGGCTGAAAACTGGATTCAACACCCTTCATTTGCACACAGATTGTTGGCATTTGCATGTGTTGAGGGTATTGCTTTTTCAAGTGTATTCTCTGGTGTGTTCTGGTTTAGAAGCCGTAACAAGATGCCAGGTTTGGGAGCTATGAACGAACTTATCCTTAGAGATGAAACATTCCATTATGAGTTCGCTTTGAATATGTACAAGACATATTTGAAAGATGATTACAAGTTATCAAAAGAAGAAATCAGAAACATTGTTTTAAGTTGTTATGATGTAGAGAAAACTTTTGTTGAAGAAAGTATGCCAGATGGACTACAAGGTATCACCAAAGAAGACATGCTTAAGTATGTTCAATATGTGACTGATGTCGTTTTGAATGATTTCGGTTGTGAAACTGAATTCAAAGTGACTAACCCTTTGGAATACATGTCACGTATTGGGTTATCATCGAAAAACAATTTCTTTGAGAAAAGAGAAGGTGAATACACTAGAGTAGATATCCCTACATCAATGGATGGAATATTTGAAGAAGACTTTTAAAATAAACAAAAATGAGAATATTAAAAAGAGATAGTAGTACACAGGCGTTTATGCCTAATAAGATTCTTACGAGAATCAAAACACAAGCCAATGGGTTGGAAGTCGATTCTGATGCACTTTTTCAAGAGGTAATCCCTTTGATTAGTGATAATATCACCACGACTGAAATTGACGAAATTATAGCCTTTAAAGCCGCTGATAAAATCATTCAACACCCAGATTATTCATTGCTAGGTGGAAGAATTTTGCTTAGCCGTCAATCCAAATTGATAGGTAAAGAATTACAACCAGTTGATTTGACTTATGACTTTTTTGCAGCAACAACATTCTTGCAAAAATATTCAATGAGGGATAGTAAAAAAATACCTGTTGAATTGCCTTCATGCATGTATGAACGTGTAGCAAAACATTTGCATGGTGATGATGAAATTCAGAAAAAAGAATTATTAAAAGAACTCAAATCTAAAAAGATAAATTTTGCCACGCCTATTTATACCAATGCTGGTATTGAAAAGAGAGGTGGAATGATTAGTTGCAATCTTACACATTTGGAAGAAGATTCTTTTGAAGGTATTGAAAATACCCTTACAAAGACAGCATCTGCTTCAAAAGAAGGTTCTGGAATTGGACTGCTTATTGACCCATTAAGAAGCAAAGAAAGCGTTGTTGAATCATTCCAAGGAAATGCTGGTGGTGTTATTAGATTAGCTGACATGGTTCAATCTAAAATGCGTTTCTACAAACAAGGTACACGTTCTGGTAGTTGTGCTTTATATCTTTCAGTATGGCACAAAGACATTTTTGACTTTTTAGAGCTTACTTTACCTATTGGTGATGAACAAATGAGAAGTCGTGATTTATTTACAGCTGCTATTATAAATGATTTGTTCATGAAAAAACTTGAAACTGGTGAAGATTGGTATTTATTCTGCCCTAACGACATTAAAAAAGCTGGTTTGAAACCGTTATATGACCTATGGGGTGATGAATTTGATGCTGAATATGAGAAAGCTGTTGCTTTGGGTATAGGAAAAAAAGTTAACCCTAAAGAAATCTTTGATTCTATTGTAAAAGCACAAGTAGAAAGCGGTAGACCATACGTTATGTTCAAAGATAATGCGAACAAACGTAACATGCAAGATAATATTGGTCCAATTAAACAATCAAACTTGTGTATTGAAGTATTCCAAGCATCAAAACCTAAATATACACCACAGTGTACCTTGGGTTCTGTTAACTTGGCTGAACATGATACTCTGAAAAGTATTGATAAAAGTACCAGAGTTATTGTTAGAGGTTTGAACCAAGTTATCAATAGAAACAAATGGAGTGATGATTGGAGCATGGCTGCTGGATTGGACCAAAGAGCTTTGGCTATTGGTGTTGCTGGTTTGGCTGATTTCTTTGCCAAGAAAAAGATTTCATTTGAGAGTGAAGAAGCTAAAAAATGGAATAATGATATCTTTGAAACCATGTACAAAGCAGCGGTTGAAGAATCAATGAAAATAGCTGAAGAAACTGGCGAAAATTACCCATCTTGGGAAGGTAGCCGTTATTCAAAAGGTGAAACATATATCCAAGGTTGGTCACCAAAACCAGCTGGAGAGCCAATACCGCTTTACAATAGTTTGTTCTTGGGACTTATGCCTACGGCATCATCAGCTATCTTGTTGGGTGTATTTGAATCTTTTGAACCAGTTACATCTAATTTGTTTACTAGAAGAGTTGGTCAAGGAGAATTTTTGATTGTTAACAAATACCTAGTTAATGAATTGATTGAAAATGATTTATGGAACTCAGAAATGATTGATAAGGTCATCAAAAACAAGGGTAGTATTCAAAATATTATTGAAATACCAGAAGACATCAGATACAGATACAAGGATGTGTGGGAAATATCTCAAAAAACACTATTGGATTTGGCTATAATCAGAAATAAATACGTTGACCAATCACAATCATTGAATGTTTATCATTCTGATGCCAAATACGGTAAGATTGCTAGTGCTTTGATGTATGCGTGGAAAGGTGGGTTAAAAACAGGTGTTTATTACACCAGAACCAAGTCAAAATTGGATACCAATACCAAACTAGCTTCCAACCAGATAACAACGGTTACGAAACAAAAACCCAAAGATAGTCAATTTGAATGTTTCGGTTGTACAAGTTAAAATATCACCAAAAATAAGAAAAGGGCCTCAAAAGGGCCCTTTTTTATTTGCATATTTACTTACAAAAATAGTTTAGTATCATATTTATGTAAAAAGATAAAATGGCAAACGGTAAATACATAAACATAAACTACCCATTCAAGGATAGCCATAAAGGGTTTTTCTTAGATTTAAACGCTGATAATAATTCAGCCATCAAAGCAGACCTTATGCATTTAATTCTAACTAGAAAGGGTCAAAGACTTTATAATCCAGATTTTGGAACTGATTTATTAAAATATATTTTTGAACCAGAGGATGGTCTTATTCTTTCAAATATAAAAGAAGAAATAAAAACAGCTGTTAAACAATATTTAC